AATAAGAACTTAATGGACGTCCATCTACTAACGGATTTTCAATATCATTAGTATGTAAATTATCAAATGCAGGATTCAGAACAAACTGACAGTTTGCTAAGAATGGAATTACAAATGAAGTATAAGCATATCCAAATCCTAAATCCATTGGATTGTTTCCGCTTACAATTCCTTTTGCTTCTGCATTAACAATATATTGACCACCTAATCCATTAACTTCAGATGAAATAGCTTTATTAATCATCTTCATACCACCAATACCCGTTTGGATAACTAGTGTACGTTGAGGATCTGGACCATTTAATTCAACTTTACCTTGGTAGAAGTTATATAATTCATTTTTAAACATGTCTAAGCTAAAGTTTCCTTTATTATATACACGCTTAAATGAGTTATCTAATTGCTTCCAAAGACCAACAGATAATCTAATATCATCTGGTCCATCTTGCTTAACTCTACCTCCATGTCCCCACATTAAGTATGTCTCTATGTCCATAGCAATCTTAGAAAGATGCGCTGCTTCCATATTAGTTAAGAACGTTCTAGAAAGATCACCATTATCAAATGCTCGTCTTACATAGTCAGCTCCCATTATTTCTACCATACTTTCAAGTGAAGTTACAGATGGGTTAACATTAGGATCAAAACTTCTCCAAATCTCAGTAACTGGAACAGTACCGTCAGCATTCATTCCTCCTTTAAGCATTAAATCTGCTCTAGAAGAAATTGAATAGTGAACATGTGCTTCAGCTCCTCCTACAAAGTTATAGAATTCACGGAAACCTGTTTGAGTTGTAAGATCAGAGAATCTTTCACCATACTCACCACGTGCAGAACCTTTTCTAAAGAACTTAGTTCCTATAGTTTGGTAAGCTGCTGGTAGTGCTTGTGCACTATTATTATTTACTAATTGACATTGGTAAAGCCATCCACCACCCATTGGGACAATTTCGTCCGCAGTAATGTAAATTTCTATACCATTATACTTGTCATAAGTAATGATGTCACCATGTCCAAACTCTCTTTTGTTAAAGAGAAGTCCAAACGTTTGTCCATCTAGCCCTACTGCTGTACCACCATTGTGGTCCACCATAATGTAAGGCAAATCTTGATTAACAGCTGTTTGCCATTTATACTCACCACGAGCATTGTCCACCATAATTGTATTCTTTCCACCAAATGATGCTAATTGATATAAAGGCATTTCTACCTTTTGAGCCATAGCCCATATATCAATTGGCCCCATATCCATTGGTTCTGAAGAACCAAGCATCTGGGTTAAGTGATAAGAATCAACATGGGAACTAGCACTATAGTTTGTATCCCTAAGAAACAGCCCATTATTTAAAACTGGAGTTGCCATAATTTAATTCTTTTTTTTATTTGTTAAACATTAATTAATATATTAAAACCTCTTAAATATATTTTTTTGTCTTGGCAATTTTCTTTTTGCCGTTGTTGTTTCTTCTTTTTGTATACCTGTTGCTGAAGAAGCTTTACTTGCTTGTGCGCTTTTAAGCTTTCTCACTGTTTGCTCTACTGCTTTATTTTCTCCTTGTTTTACTAAGGTTGATTTATATCCTTTTGGATCAGCAAGTAACCACAGTGCTTCAGTTATTAAATCATAATTTGGTTCTACAAATTGGTATTTCTCTAAAAGATGTCCCAACAAATTAGTATTTTTTCCGTTTATAGATGGATAATTTGGATTTACTAAACCATTATATAATAATGATTGTGTTTTTCTATCTATTTTTGTTTCTCCAATTGTACCATCTTTAAGTGTTTCATATACACTTTTCATGTAATCCTCTGATGCTTTTTGTTGTTGTTGTTTTTTCATTTCTTGTTCTTTCAATCTTCTTGCAACAACTTTTTCTTGCATCTTATCTAATTTTGGTTTAAACTTATTTGCTTGTTTTTCAAGCTTTCCTAAGTCTTCCCAAACTTCTATTTCTTCTTGAATCTCTTGTGCATTACCATATCCGGTAGCAGTTAAGTATTCAGTTATAATTTTTCTTTGATCAGATTCATTTTTTACATCTAACTCTCTAGTTTCTTCAACTGTAGATAATGCACCAAATAATCCTTTAAGATCCGTTCCTCCATCTGCAACATATCTTGCTGCTATTTGGAGTTCTTCAGGTAAACTTTCAAAGAACTTTTGAGGAGTCTCACGTCTTGCTTCATTTGCTTTCTCCTCTAAATTTGCTTGAATTAATTCTTCCCAATCTTTAGGAGTATATTCATCAAGCGGTTTATCATCATCAAAAGGAACTATTTTATCTTCTTTAATTAATTTACCAAAGACATCTTTTATTCCTTCTATTGGTTTTCTACCTTTTTTAGTGGTAGTTGTTTCTTCTTTTTCTGTTGATTCTTCTTCATTAAGACCTAAGATCTCATCAACATCAACTTTTTCTTTAGGTTTTTCTACTTTAGTAGCTTCCTTTTTTTCTTCTTCTTTTACTTCTTTTTCTTCTTTTTTTATTTCTTCTTTTGTTTCTTCTTTTTTTGCATTTACATCTAAAAAGGAAGTATCAACTTTTTTTCTGCTAAAGAAACTTTGTTTTTCTTTTTCACCTTCAGGTAATGTAATTGATTCACCTCCAGGAGCTGCATTAAATATTTCATCAAGATTGACATCTACTTGTTCAACCTTTGTTTCTTCTACTGTTTTGGTTTCTTTATCAGCCATAATTAATTTGGTTTTTATTGGTTATATATATAATATACAAAAGTTTTAACATTAAACCTTAAAAATTTTTTTAAATAAAAACTTTTTCAATAGTATATAGCTAACTCTTCTTTTTCTTTCCTGCTTTAGGTTCTTTTTGTTGTGGAGCATCAAATCTATTTTTATTTTCTTTAGCAATTTGTAAGTTATTTTCTGCAACAGAACGTTGTGTATTCATCTTTTCTCTTTCCATATTCATTTTTTCACGTTCCATAGATGTTTTTACATTTGCTTGAGTTCTTTTAAAGTCCATTTGATCTTGATATTGAGCTCTTTGTTGCATATCTTTCATATGATCTCTAAAATCACTTTGTTGATTTTGATCAACATCTGTTTGTGCACCGTATCCTGAAGCACGTATTTCAGCAACCATAAGATCTTTTTGTCTTTCTTTCTCTGCCTCTTCAGTTTCAAACGCTCTTGCTGCATCTTTTTCTTGTTTGTCAGCAGCAAGTTTTTGTTCTTGCATTTTTTGTTGAGATTCTTGCTGAGCTTTTTGTTGTTGCATTTGTTTAGTTTCTGCATCTTTAAGTATATGAGAAACTTCAGCAATTGAATCAGCTTTAATAAGATTACCAAGATCATAAATACTAGCACCTGTTGTATTATTACTCATTGCTAATTGTTTTAATTGATCTAAAATAGCTTTATGATTTGTTCTAGTTGTACAAAAAATATTAAATTCTCTCATTAATAAATCTGTTCCATTAATAGTAAAATTAACTTTTTCTGCTTCACTAGACATATAATTTAATCTAACACTTGGTGTTTTACTATGATAGTATTGTGAAAGATCAGTTCTCATTTGATGTACTCTTGGCATAAGATTATCTGAATGATTTGTAAAATATGTTTCAGTTTGAGAATATGATTGATTCATAGCTTGTGTAACACCTGTAGCTGTTTGTTGTGCTATAGGTTGTCCCATTCTTTGCATATTAATTCCAATAGTTTCAAAAGCTTGTTGTTTAAAATGAGTAGCTAATTGTATTCTACTCATCAACCTATTTGTTTGTTCTAAATTTAATGTTTGATAATGATTAAAATTTGTAGCATTTTCTGTATTAGTTATAGATGTATCTAATGGTAACATACCAAAATCTTTCATTGCTACATATGCTTTTGCCATATTATTTTTACCCCAATCTTCTCCCATTGAATGACGTGGTAATGAATTTTGATCAAACATAATTACAGTACCAAGTTCATCTACAAGTATATCAGCAATTTGATTATTAACCATATTATAACCAACTTGATATGGTTTCATTAAATCTACTAAAGATGTTGATCTAGTATTTCTATCTGAAAATACTCTACCTTCTACAGGTAATTTACAACCATATAAATTATTATCTCCTTTAAATTGAAATTCTAATCTTCCTGGTTCTTTTCTATTTATACCAAGATATATAGGATTTAATTCTGTTGATCCTTGTCTCCATGTAGCTGGTAAATTTGGTCCAATTTTAACTCCACCCCATACTTCATTAATCCAAATCCAATCTATATGTTCTCCAAAAGCAAGATTATCTTTTGTTTTTTGTTTAAATAAAGTTGTATTATAAACAGGTTTTTCAGTTATTTTAAATGTTTCATCTACTACTTTTTGTGTTACGTCACCTGTTTCATCAACTCTTATTAAATGTCCAAGTTTTCTTTGTGTTTTCCAATATACTGTTGCAACTCTCATCATTTCTCCTTCACCCCAATTATATACATCTTCACCTTCATTTAATATCCAATTAACAATATCATTACCTTGTACAGGACCTCTTTGCCAATTGCTAACAAATTGTCTATATTGTAACGAAGGCATATCAGTATTCCATTTATGAGATCTAGTAGGATCATAATAAGAACCATCATTTTGATGACCTGAAACTTGATACATAGATGATTTTGCAGGATATATATTTTGTAATGATCTTAATTGTTCTTCTGTCATTAAATAACCGTAACAATCAACTACATCTGCAACTGTCATCATTTCTAATTTACCAACATAATTTGAATCAGATATATATCTTGTATCTGGAGATTTTTGATAAAAAGTAAGTACGGGGTTCCATAACTCAACTTCATAATCATCTTCCATCATTCTAAAATGCCAAAACTCTCTATCAGCAATAAGCATATCTCTAAATGCTCTTTCTTCAAGTTCATGCATTTTAAATCTTTCTTGATCTACAACTAGTTGATGTGATGCCCACTCTTCAACCATACTTCTATAATCTTTTGAAAAAAAGTCTTCTATTTCTGGTAAAGATTTTAAATTATCTTTTGCTAATTTTTGCTTTGCTTCTTCTGATTCAGGATCCATACCCATTTGAATCATTTGCATAATTAATTTTGCTTCTGCATCTGCTAGTAAATTTTCTTCAACTAATGCTCTTTTCTTTTCAAGCATTTCATTGTATGATAAATCATCAACAGCTCTAAATTGAACTTTAGCATTTCTTTTAGAAAATTCACCACACAATACATTTACAACGTTAGGAATAATAGGATAAAATTTAAGTTCTAATGCTGATTCATCTTCTTTTGTTAGAACGTCCATTAAATCTTTATAATCATTATCTTCTTCAACTACATAATCAGTTTTATCAATAATACCTTTAGCTAGCTTATAATTCTTAAGCATTTTTCTAGAAGTCTTTCTTAAATACTGCATTCCTTGTAATTCTAACCAATCTAAATTCCATGCTGCCCAATCTTTATCTTTACCCTTAGCTGGTAAAAATTGCATAGGTTGAGTTAAACTGGAACTAGTAGGATATCCTTTACTATCAGCTTTTGCTCCTTTTTTTAATTGTAAGGCGTTAAGTACCTTCATATATTATTTTTTAATTGTATACTCTATAGAAATATTTTCATACGAAGAGGATGTAATCCATCCAGTATGCAGTCCTGTTGTTGTAGTTGTCCAATATTTATTCATTATTTTAAGTTTTTATATGGAGACTTCTTAAAACCTTTACCAAAAGCTTTTCTACCTCTTCCTAAATTCTTAAAAGGTCTACTATTTAATTTATACATTTTTTGTGATTTATCCAAGTTATCTATTGACTTATCTTTATCTATACGCTTAATATAACCTCTATTAGCTTGTTGTAGCTTTGCAAATGCTATAAGTGCAGAAAATGCTACAAGTCTATCTACGTTTAATCCAGGAAAATATTGAAGCATTTCTGTAAGTAACATTTTATCTGGAATTCTTTCTACTCCAAGCATAGATGATATAACTTCTCCCCCTTCATCAAACTCTTGATCTATTTCTTCTCTTACAAATTCTATTGCGTAAGATATAAGATGATTTTTAAATAATGTACCTGTATTTTTCCATCCATATTCCTGAAATACATTTTTATTAGATCCAAGATCTTTTAAGAATACTATTTGTTGTTTAGGTACTAAATACTTTTGTTTTCTTTTAGCAATCATATGTTGTATAAAAAGAGAAATATTATTTTCAACTAATGTCCAAGCATTATACCATTCTATTATAAGTTCAAGTCTTTCATGTGTTTTATTTATATCATCAAATCTACCACACCATGCAGCAACAATTTTATCTCTTTCTGTATAATGTTCTAAACCATTTGCAGTTTCTTTTGTAACTTCAACGGGATTTTTATAAACAAATATACTACATAAAGAATCTGATGTAGTTGTTTTACCTTCTGATACAGGGTCAATAGATGCATAATACATACTAAACGTAGGATTTTTAACAGGCCTTTCCCATACTACTATTGATCCAGTTTTATCTTCCATTTTTTTATCTACAGGAAATTTAGATATAGGTAATTTTTTTGTTCTACTATGTTTAATTCCATCTTGATCTCTTTCTAATTTTATTAATTCATAAGCATATTCTTTATCATCAATTTTTTTTAATTGTTTTGTTAATATACTTTGTGGAAAAATTGCTTCTTGTCTATATGCAAATGCTTCTGCAATATCAATTGGTTTTTGAGATATACGTAATTGATATTGTTCTGGTGCAAGATCTTTTTTCCATTGTGCTCTTTCTTCTTCAATAGCTTTTAAAGCTTGCTCAACTAATGAATTACCATATTTATCTATATGTGGAGGCATAGACCATTGTTCTGGAATAAATAAACCACATACACCTATAGTACCTTTATCATCCATTAAATTTGTTTCTACTCCATATATATCATTTCCTTGTGGATTTAGTATCATTTGTTTTAATGGTTCACATTGATCAAGATCACCCACTGATCCTGCAGCAATAAACATACCTGTAGTTATCATACCAGATGTCATTGCAGGTCTAATATATTCAAATGTTTGATCCATTTTAGGAGCAATACCAGCCTCTTCATGAAAGAAATAAGTACAAGGTCCACCAACACCTGTTGTTGGATTTTTTTCAAAAGAAGCTCCTTGAATTTTTGACATTAAACCTTTATTTGTTTTTCTATCATTAACTCTTACTTCTATTTTTTGTTCCCATAATAATACTTTAGCTGGATTAGTTGGTCTATACCAAGCTGTATGTTCATTAAGAAATGTTTTATATTCTTCTAAAAATTTCCAAGAACCTTTATCATTAATATAATCTTTAAGTGATGCACCTATTTTACATATAGAACCTTCTTCAAACCAAAATTGATTTATAACTTTAGCCATATGAAAATAAGAAGAAGCTATCTGACGTTTTTTAAGAATAGCTACATGTCTATGATGTAGTTCTGCTAATATTTCATAAAGTGCCATATGATATTGAGCATCTCTAACTTTAGCAAAACCATAATGTTTTTCTTCTTTATCAAAGATTGGTAAAAAATTTAACCACATATAGTAATCTCTTGTTATATACCATATATGTTTTTTACCGTAATATATAACACCTTCTCTGCATTTTTCTTTTTGATTATTCCAATACTTTACATAATCTTTTGATCTAAAAGGTTTAGAACAATAATATCCTTGAGAATTAAATCTATTGGCTTCTTCATTAAATAACAGGGCAGTTTTATCAAATTGATACTGCCCTGGTTCTTTAAAAATAGTAAGAAGGAAATCAATAAAGTCTTGTTTGGTTTTAAATTCTTTATGACTCCATTCACCCTCTTTGTAAGTGGGTATTTTTTTATACATCTTCTAATTTTACCTTAATGGCATTATCAAATAAAATTATATGAGATTCTCCTTCATGTATGTATTCAAATCCTTTTGTATCCATATGCTCCCATTCAACAAAATCTCCAACAGATAGTTCATCTGTAGCACTTGTTCCTTTTGCTACAATCCT